ATCGCTGGAAATGACAGAGTAAGCAGACGACGAAGAGAAACCCAAATAGTCGCTGAAGCCAGCGGGAGATGCCACAGCCCCCAAATCCTGCCCCCAAGTTCCTTTTGAAGCCTGAGTGGCGTAGTACCCCCAGCGATCAACTGTGTATGCTTGTGCCGTTCCACTCGCTCCCGCATTACGCTGGTCAATGACCATCGCGCCGTTGATAATGCGATTACGCATGAACGACGAGGACATAGCCAGTGTGCCGCCAGCAGTCATGTTACCGCTGGAGTCAAGGACGATGTTGTTCGTCGCGCTGGTCGGGTGGACGAGGTTGATGGCCTTTAGGGTGCTCATTGGGTTACCTCGTTAACAGCAGTCTCTAATTCGGGCGGCGCAGTCCACACTTGCGTGACAGGATCGTAGCTCCAAAAGATACCGCCCTGACCCTCGTCAATATTTACAATGTAGTGCCCGGCAGGAGGCGTCCACGGGGAGCCCTCATCTAGCACGATGATATTGTCGCAAATGTTGGTATCAGAATTGATAACTGCATAAGTAGACATCATTCTCTCCTTACGCCGGGAAGACAGTGATGATTACGCGGCCCGCACCACCAGCGCCGGATGTCGTTGTCCCTCCTCCGCCGCCGCCAGCAGGCTGTGTGCCTGCCGTGCCAGTTGCGCCGCCAGTTCCTCCAGACCCACCATTAATTGATGTACCAGCGACTGTGGCCCCACTAGCGCCAGCACCCCCGCCGCCGCCGCCGCCCCAAACGCTATTTTTGCCGGGAGCGCTTGTGGTGTACCCACCACCGCCACCATGAAACATAGCAGCGCCATCATTCTGGGTAGTGGCATCACCCACACCCTGCTTTGCGCCACCACTGTCTGTTAAAAAAAACGGCAATCCGGGAGTGAAACCGGAGGCCGCCGACAACTGCCCGCCGCCGCCGCCGCCGTTTCCCGCTGAAATTCCTCCAGCCCCTCCATAGACTGTAAAAGTACCGCCCGTAGTAATAGTGACGCTCGTGTTTCCACCTTGATCGCCGCTTTGATTGGAGCCTGTTCTGGACACGCCACCAGCACCAATGGTGACCGTTTCAGTTGCTCCCATCTGAGATAGATTAACCCACCTCTCGCTATATCCGCCACCGCCGCCCCCAGACGCACTAGCGGCAGTTGTATGTCTAGCGCCAGAACCACCACCTGCCCAAGCCTGAATGAAAACACGGCTGTTTGCGCTGTATCCAGAAGGCTTGGTCCATGTGGTGGAAGAGTCAAAGGTCTGCGTGTTGATGACAGGAGGAGCCGCGCTCGTCCAAGCAGAGCCGTTGCTGGTCAAGACGTTGCCGCTTGTGCCGGGCGACGTGAGCCCCGTGCCGCCCTGTGCTGCGGTTACGGTCGTGCCGGATTGCAGGATTGTGCCGTTTACATTCGGCAGTGTCAGGGTCGTGCTGGAGGCAGCCGCGCCCGCATCGAGGGTGACGCCGCCGCCACCAGAGCCTTTGATTGAAACGGGCATTAGATCACCGTCCAGTTAGCGCCAGAAGGAACAGTCACCGTCACACCGCTGTCGATGGTGATCGGGCCAGCCGACATAGCATTTTGGTTTGAAGGAATCGTGTAATTAGAGATCACTGTCTGGTCGTTTTCGTAAAAGACCTTGTTGCCGCCACCGCCGCCCGTAGGCTGCGTCTGCTGCGGTACTGACCTCAGATATCCAGAGCTTGATGGCATCGCGCGCTCCTATCAGGTCATCTCAAGGACAGAAGCGATCACATCAGCGGAAGTCGCAGTATTGGTCACAACTTTGAGCACATCCGCAGCCACCAGAACTATTTTCTGATCTCCGCCCGACATGATGAAAGTCGAGCCCGTCGGAACCACGGCGCCCTTGATGATGTAATAATCAACCGCCGAGCGGGTGATGTAAACATCGAAGGTGATGCTGCCGGCAGTCGTGTTGGCAACGGACAGGCCAATGACTGTATCAACCGTGGCTGACGGCACGGTGATCAGCGATGTGGGCGATGTGCCGACATTTTTTGCCACATAAGAGGTGAACGTGCTCGCCATGGGATTAAGTCCTTTGCAGTGATCCTACAGCCTATGCGGCCATTTTACCAGAGAACCATTCAAGATTTGCTCGCAAACGATGGTCGTCTGGAGCCAGTTCAACAGCCTTCTCGCCCTGCTCGATGGCCACATCGGTGAGGCCCAGATGCCACGCCGCAATGGCGGCGAGATCGTGCGGCTGGGCACCCCAGACGGCGGGGTCGCAGGTGTAGACCATCTGGCGGTCCACAATCCGCAAAGCCCGCATGGCGTAGGCGAAAGATTCTTCCCACCGGCTCTGCCGATACATCAGCATGGCCAGTTCACACCACGGCTCGCGCGTGTTCGGCGCCTCGGACGCCGCCATCTGGAAAGCCCGCTCGGCCTCCTCTGGCTGCCCGAGTTCGCTGTAGCAGCGACCCATGACGCGGTAAGCATAGCACCGCTCATTCATCCATGTTGCGCGAGGCAGCGCAAGATAGCTTTTGCAGGCATCGACGGCCTCTTGCCAGCGGGCGTTGAAGGAAAGTTCGCGGGCGTAATAGAACGCATTGCGCGGGCATTGCGGGTCTTCTTTCACCGACAGTTCAAGCAAGTCCATGTACTGGCCGCGAGACTTCGTCGGGTCTGGGTGATGCGTTGCAATGAGCTTGTCGGTGTGCGCCCAGATCTCGGTGATGCGGCCATCAGGGATCGGGTACTCGTGGCATGGGTGGTGCCACATGTAGCCATGCTTGGCGTGAATCTTCTCATAGTAGAACTGGATGCCGCAGCCCCAGTCGAACATGTAGCGCAGCCGCGTGGTGTGGCCCTTAACCCAAACACGCTCGATCTCTTCGCGCCAGCCGGGCTCAAGAACTTCGTCTATGTCCAAGCTAATACATATATCAAAATCACGGGGAATAAGAGCCAGAGCAGCATTCCGAGCGAGATCAAAGCGCCATGGAGATATGCAAATGTCGTGGACCACTGCGCCATGTTTGCGTGCCTCCTCTGGAAGTCCGTCGTCGGATCCGGTGTCAGCAATCAAGATCAAGTCGGCATCTTTCGCAGACGCGCAGAAACGCTCAACGAAATGCGCTTCGTTCTTGCTGATCGCGTAGACGCAAATCTTTAGACGATTGTCCATACAGACCCCGTTGGTACAGTTACTGTTGCACCCGCATTGATCGTGACAGGCCCGAACGTGCCAGCATTATAGCTGGCCGTGATCGTGTAGTTCGCCGTCACGGTGATTTGGTTTTCGTAGAAGATGCGGTCAGGCGACCCACCCGTGGGGTAGATCGAGCCTGTTGGCCCCGTTGCACCCGCAGGCCCGGTAGGCCCAGTAGGCCCGGTAGGCCCGTTGACGCCTGCAACACCCGTGGGTCCAGTCGGGCCGATAGCGCCCGCAGCCGCGACGTTCCAAGCCGAATAAGTGCCTGTGCCAGCGAAGAAATCGACGCTGACCGTTAAGGACGTGCCAGAGAAGGCGGTGATGACGCCTTCCATGTAATCAGTGGTGGGGTTCGGCGTGTATGCCACACGAACGCGCTGGCCAACCGCGAAGGCAGACTGCGCATCGGTCAGGTTCGTCGTAAAGGTCTTTGAGCCCGTCCCGATTGCCGTAGAGGTGCTGCTCGTCAGGCCGGCATAGCCAATGCCTGTGGGACCAGTAGGCCCGGTTGGCCCTGTAGGCCCAGTGGGCCCAGTCGGTCCTGTCGGGCCCGTAACGCCTTGCACGCCGGTTGGACCCGTAGGACCAGTGGGCCCAGTCGGGCCGTCCATGCCGATATAACCGGGAGCGCCTGTTGGGCCCGTGGGGCCTGTTGGGCCGTCAATACCGGAGACGCCCGTGGGTCCAGTAGGCCCTGTTGGTCCCGTGGGGCCTTGCGAACCTGTCGGGCCAGACACGCCATTAACCAGCGCCAAAAAGAGGGGCGCCGTGTTGGCGAAGCCTGTCGTGCCTGCGCCGGCGGATGAGACCAGCGTAACAGGATAGGTCCAGTACGCCGTCGATGTGCCGGGATTGGTGACGGTCGGTGTGCCGCTGATCTGCCAGACCTGATTGTCGCCGCTGGCCGTCTGGCTTTGGATGACAAACTGCTCTGTGACCGTCAGCAGAGCCAAGAAAATATCAATGTCGATATTGTTGTCGGTCAGGTGGCTGACGTTGATTGATGTCGCGCTGGTCTGTGTCGCGTTGTTCCAGATGATGTCGCCATCGCCCGGATAGCCGCTCGTTGCAGCCGTGTTGGCGCGATACAGAAACAGATTGGACGACGTGCCCTGTGGCCCCGTAGGTCCAGTCGGCCCGGTCGGCCCAGTAGGCCCAGTCGGCCCGGTGGGTCCAAGCTGCGTGTACATCACCTGCTGCGCGGTGAAGATCACACCCGGAATAACAGGCGAAACAGGCGCGGTGCCAGCGGGGACGGTCTGAATTGAAATGGACGTGTCGGTCACAGCCCAGATCATCTCGATATAATCGCCAGCGTTCAGCTTCAGCATGAAGTTGACGGTCATCAGGCCGTAGCCATCAACGCCGCCATGCCTTTGCTGGATGCTCAGACGGCTGTCAGAATCCGGCACGTCTCCGGCGCTTCCAGCGTTATTTTTGCGCAGCCAGACGTTTACGTCATGAATCTGCGTGTCGGTGTTCACGAACTGGATCGAGAACGTCAGGCTATAAACACCTGCATAGGCAAAGGTGACGCGGCTGCCAGAGACAACACTGATGCCATTGTTGTTGGTGTCGGCGCTGTTGATATTGACCGAATAAGCCGTATTGGCCGCCGGGGCGACCTGATCCGTCGTATCCCAGAACGAGCCCCAATAGCCCAACGCACCGCCCGCGCCCGTTGCGCCGGTCGCGCCCGTAGGCCCGGTTGGCCCGGTCGGGCCTGTGGGTCCAGTCGGCCCCGTAGGTCCGGGCACGGTTGAAGACGCGCCTGTGGGTCCGGTCGGCCCCGTAGGTCCGGTCGGTCCAGTGACGCCCTGAATGCCCTGATCACCCGTAGGCCCTGTCGGTCCAGTGGGTCCAGTCGGCCCCGTGGGGCCAATGTCGCCCTGCGGCCCGGTAGGCCCCGTAGGCCCAGTCGGCCCTGTAGGGCCAGTGACGCCCTGCGTTCCCGTAGGTCCAGTAGGCCCGGTTGGCCCGGTCGGCCCCGTGACGCCTTGCACACCCGTAGGCCCAGTAGG